CTGTGATGTTCGCTTCTAGGTGGGCAGTAGGCTGCCAGACTTAAGAGTCTATTTGGCCTCAGCGGGTGCTGGGGCGGGGGCCGCAGAGGGTGCCATTGCACCTGTATCCACTGTTGGGATGCACATGGTCGCGAGGGATCCGATCGCTCTTCCGATGTTGGCTGCGACCTGCCCTGGAAGGGGTGGTGCAGTAAGTCCAACGTTTTCGAGTGCTATTCTCTTTTGGGAGAGAGACCCGATCAGTTGGCCGTGAAGTGTTGCGAGGGAGCCGCACGCCCGTTGGATCTGTGCGTTCCACGAGTCGATGGCTTGTTGTTGGTTGTTGTCGAGTGGCATCTTGAGTGGCTTGTTGAGTGGCTTGTTGTTGCTCTTCTCTATTCAGCATACGATTAGAAACATGGGTGCCTGTCTCATGAATCTCTCCATCAACGATTGCCGTGCACTTTGAGGGCGCAAAGCTATCGAAGACGACTGGAAACTGATCCAAGCACGTTGTCTCGCGTATCTGGGAATCCATCTCTTCGATTTCATCCGTGGTCACTCCCATGACTTTCGCCATGGCTTCAAGAATTACCTCTCTGTCTCTTTGAGGCCATGAATTTGAGCATTTATACTGCTCCTCGTGTGTTCCCGAGCGGAAGCTTAAGTTGCCGCAGATGTCAAGTACTCGCGTGCAGTAAGTGCCGATGATTGGTGTTACACTATCTGTTGATAGATATCCATGGGCTCTATTGCACGCTGCTTGCTCCACTGTTAGAGCGCAATTTCCACTAAGATGTAGTTTGGACATTGTTCTCTGTGGATCCTGGAATGTCTCGTCATTACTCCATGGGTCAGCGAAATATCTTCCACAATAAGGCACTGGTTCACCTTTGCGTACTATCCCTGACTCACATTTCATTCCGAGTTCTTTCGATGCTTTCTCCAGAGCATCACGGAATTCTCCTTGCCAATTTGGTGTATTGCCGTCGTCACCACCATATATACCTAGTTTCTCAAATGCTTCCACAGGAGGATATCCCATGTTGCGAAGCGCGGAGAAGCAGATGTATGCATTCAAGATTGTATTGAAGCTGGTGAGTGGTGATCCACTTCGAGTACCGAAGCCTGGATCATACTTTATCCCTTCTGCTGTTACGCCTTTCTGTTTAAAGACCTCTTTATGGTAGTGTTTGTACTGGGCGCGATGTTCTTCTCGCAACCACCGGAGTATCACTTGAAGGAGTACTCTGACCTGTAGGAATTCGCTGACAGTCCCGTCGAACCGGCTGAAATCACTTGGAACGAGTCCGTAATCTGCAGCTAGTTGAGCGAGCTCG